GCCCAGTATCCAGTTCCTCGTAATACGCTTTGTAGACGATGTGGTGATACTTCTGATGCTTCGTCGGCTCCCGCTGGTTCTTCAATGACACATCTGTTATGTCCGAACCGTCATACCCGTCCTCGTCTAGGTCGTCGTAGGTGTACTTGGCCAGACAATGCGCGTACAAGTCATTGCTCGAGAGACGCTGACCGATCACCACCAATAGTCCACCTGGATCGACGCGGGCCTCGGCCATCGAATCCCACCGCTCAATCAACTTGTCACGGGACGCAGAGTCCTTCGCGTTCTCCGTCGTCGCAACGTCGTCATACAAACACAAATCGGCGCGGTGACCAATGAACTCTGAATCGATACCGTATGCGGCAACAGTCGGTTCCTTGTTGTCCAACCCACCGATGTCCAACTGCTCCACAATGAACTCTTCGGCTCGCCACATGGAGCCGGCAGCGGCAGGCTTGAACCGCCCGTAGTCAGTCGCCAAACACCCCTCGGCGTTCAGAGCCATACCCTTCTTCACCAACTCGGGGTCAGGCTTCAACGGGTACGACCGCTCAAGAGTTTCACGGATACGCCGCGAATACTGCTTTGCCAACTTCTCCGTGTTCGACCCGATCAGCACACGAATGCCACGGTTGCGGACAATCGCCCACACAGCCACATCATGGAACAACGTGGATTTGCCAGCACCAGGCGGACAATTCAGAACAAGATGTTCCTTCTCCTGAGACTCCAAATACTGAACAATCTTGTATGCCGCTTCAACCTGCCACGGCGACGGGACACGCCCGAGGTACACCCGTCGGAAATAGTCAAAATCCTCCAACCCCTTCTTTGCCCTAGCAGACAGCCGAGCAGCAGGAATCACCGGAGGCAAACCATCCTCCACCTCCTGCACGATCTTCAGCGCAGTACGGTTGTAGTCCTTGGCCTTTGCCTGCACCTCATCAAACTCAGCGATCTTTGCCTCGGCAATCGCCTTCCTCTTCTGGGCATCCCAACGCTGACCCGTGTTGTAGTTGATCCCCGCAACCTTTGAGGACTCTTTGATCGTCAAACCAGAAGCCCGAGCCTGCCAAAACCTTGCAACATCCTCAACAGGAACTTGTCTCTTGCCCATATCTAGCCCCCTTCAGAAGAACTACTTGACGTTTTTGTTCTTCTTCTTGTTCATCGTTTTGGAGCCGGCGTAAATCTGAAGAGCTTGACTTTTGATCGTGCTTGCTTTCTTGATCGTTTTGACAGTCTCTCGCATCGCTGAGGAAGCAGCCCTACTTGCCGTCCCAGTCACAACATTCTCGGCCCGCTTGCTCAAACCAGCCATACGGCCAGCCTGCTGCGCTTTCGTTCCGATTGCCGTCGAACGCAGGGTCGGACCAAACGGTGTCACCGTTTTAGATACCTTGCCACCAGCACCCGAGGCAGACAACCCCTTGTATGCAATCGGTGTAGCACCTTTCGCTGAATAGCCAGCGACCTTGCTACCAACAGCTTTCGTAATCGCTGCCTTGACCTGACCAGACCCAGGCAGGGCCGTCACAGCCAGAGCAGCGTTGATCACATTGCTTGCCTTCGTCGGCTGCGACATCTTCAAGCTCGTCCCCAGCGGAGAACCCGAACCAGCGAACCCCTTACCAGCCTGCTTGACAGGAGTCTTGGCTTTGGACTCAAACCGGTTGTCCTTCGTGGACTTACCAAGATCCTTCGGCTTTTGGCCTTTGCTCGTAATCGCCTCGGTCGGTTTTCCAGCAGGCTTCAACTGCGGCATACCTTTCGGCGGAGTCCACGTCTGTTTCGGTTGACTCGATTTCTTTTTTGCCGCCATGCGTTGCATCATACAATACGACTCTGGTATCTTGCCGACGCAACTCACCAAGTCCTCACCTGGTAGATGCGAAGCATCGAACCAGCAAGTGGTCCGGAGCGTCGCACCACGCAGCGGTGCGTCCTACGGACTACCGCGCTGGGAAGCAGGCGAGGCAAGCACGACCCTCACCCCACTCACAAAGCATGGGAAGTGGGATGGGTACAAGTGGCCGGTAACGGGGACCGCCCTCCCATGCACAAACGCCTGCAAGCGAACCTAGTACCGAGACAAAGAACGGAAACTTGCAGATACGTCGAGGGGGATAAGAAACAAAACGGTGTCGGCTGAAACTCTTGGTCACGGCCACCGGTCACTCACTGTGACGAAGCGTGGGGGGGACTAAACAGCTGTGCCTGCAACCGGCCTGGTGGCTCCCGCGCTTCGCTTGGGCTGACGCGCCGCTGACGCGGCTTGTCGGCACAGAGGCGAGGTTGGATCGACCGACAGGCCAGACGCTGCGAGTGCCAGATTGTTGCACGGTCGAATTGCAAATGAGAACCATTCTCAACCATTCCACGATGCGGAATAGCAACACATATCGGGAAGGAGTAATACCCCCCTCCCCCGCAGGCGCGCCTCGGCAGACCCCCAGTTGAGAGGGTGCCACCGGCTGCGTTTCTGCCCGCCCATAACATCACTTATGTAAAAACCTGTCATGCGGTGCAGGTATCCGCCCGAAATACCCTCCCCCCGCACCCGATACGGCGCGACAGACCCCCCCGCCGGCGGCATTTCACCCGCCCGCGCATGATTCCCGCCTACGTTCTGGCCTACGTTCCGTGTCACGTTCTGGCCGTTCACGTTGCCCACGTTCTCACCCGCTTGCCGGCCACCTTCCCCGCACAGCAAGAAACCCCCCCGCCCGAAGGCGAGAGGGTCTCCCTATGTCCTGGCGGTATGACGTTTCAGTTAGTCGAGACGCACCCGATCAGACGACACCCACGCCCGACCCCGACCCGCGACCGGTTCAACGAGATAGTCCCGCCTTCCAAACACTTGCCGCACGTCGTGAACCGTAACCCGAATAGACACCGGCACGCGGTCGGAAGTCAGATCGAGCGACCCAACCCGCCCGAGCAGCTGAACCACTTCCGCCGCCGTCATTGGCCCACCACTTCCACCACGTTCACAACCTTCAGCGACGGCCACGGCCCAACGATCAACCCGCAACGCTCGCAAAGGTAGTGCAGACCTTCCGCGCCGGCGCGTAATAGTTCATCGTCCCACACCCCTTCAGGGTCACAAGGTGCGAAACCTTCCCAATCTGGCGAGTTTCCGCATTGACAATGCAACGCCCCGAAACGATCAAGACGCACCCCCGAGGCCGGTGCCGTTTCGCCCTGATCTGCCCAACCGATGCCGCCGCTCACGCCGTCACCGTCCCCGCGTCGAAGCTAACCACCGTCGCCGGCTGACCTTGTGCCGCGTCGAAGTACCCCGAGAACGTCACCGAATACTTGCCAACCTTCCGAGGCAGCATTGGCGACCCCGTGCAGGTATGCCAGTCAGCCAACGCAAGCCGCACCACGTCCCCGACCGTCTCAATCTTCACGGCCCCGATCGTCTCGCGTGCCTTCCCGTACGCCAGAATAAACACAGGCCCGTTACCGTGCCATTCGTACGAGATCGCGCTATTTTCCGGCGCGACAACGACAGATAACCCCGCCGAAACCACGTCCGCCACCGTGATCGCGTCGAGCTTGTCAGCCCCGCCCAAATCGTAGGCCGCCGTCCCGCCCGTATCCGGCGCGTGAAACGCAAACGACCCGCACAGGGGACAGGTGCCGACACCGTCGGCCACCTTCCCACACCTAAAACATTCTGCCAACATGACTCTATTTCCCTTCTACTTGTGATGATGACGACGGCCAAACGACCGCCGCGAACGTGAACCCAAGCCCGACGAACACGCCGAACCAACTACCTACACCGTCGTTAGCCGCGTCGAATGCACGGCCCGCGCCGTACACCCCGACCAAGCCAACAACCCAACGAAACCCGACGACAACCACCGCCGGAACACGTCGAGCCTTCCGCCGTGGCGCGAAGTGGCGACACGTCGCCCCCGTATGCACCCGACCCCCGCACACTTGGCACCGCATCACTTCACCCCCCGACGCACTTGCAGCCTGACCCACGTCGCCGCAGTACCCGCCCCGCCATGCCGTAGAAATGCGATGTCACGCACCCGCGAGCCAGGGAGACACGCCGCACACGCCGCACACGCGCCGACCGTCGGCCCATGATCGAGCGAGGCCCGCCGACCGTCCGCGCCGACAACGTACGCCGGCCCGAGATCATCTTCAGCCCATACGCCCGACGCAGGACAAACCAACCCCGTCACCTTCTCACCCCGCACCGAATCCACAACGGCCCGCAATAACGCAAGCTCGCCCCGATCCTTCGCAAGGTATGCCACCGGCAACCCATACCGCGCCGCCGCTACCGAATGCGTACCGACGTTGTCAGCGTCTACCGACACGAACCACCGCGCGTTGCTCGGCAACGACGACCGCCCGAAAAGGTTAGTTAGGTAGCGGATCGACCGCGTATAGCCCCAAAACGTGACCGACGGCCTTGCCCGTTGAACGTCACGCACCGCCGACGCGAACCAAGGCGCGAACAAATCACCCGACGACAACCACCGAAACGAAGGTGCCGCGACACCCGCCGCGATTTGCAGCGCGGCAGAACGATCTACCAACGCCGTCAGCGCGTCCACGACCGCCCCTTGCCCGTATTCCTTCAACCGTTCAAGCGTTGCCAGGTTCCGCGAAACCATCTCGGAGAATGCCGCAAACGGCCCGCCTTCCATGCGTGCCGCGTAACAAGACTGGCAAGCATTGGGGGAAAGTTGCGGACAAGTGCCGCCAATCTCGACCGGCCCCGAAGGTAACCCGAAAGCGTTGGGAATGATCGAGACAGGCCGCCGACCTTCCGCCCAAAACCCCGCCGGCCCCGTCTTAGAATCCGCGTGAAGCTGAAGCGGCCCCGCCGGTGTCTCGACCCGCACCCTAATGGGCCGATCAGATAACGCGACCGTCGCAACGTGTGCCGACCTTTTGACCGTCGC